TACGTCCGTCTTGCCCGGTTCGTCATCACGACGTGCCGTGTGGGCTCGGTGGACCGCTGGGGCTCCGTGTTGGCGGGGCCGTCTGCGTTGCAGGTTGTGAAAGAGCGGGGCCCCTTCGGGCTTGCAGCTAGTCTCGGTGCTTGACACGACCTTGTCAAGTAAGGGAAAACCCTGTGTTCAGGGAAAACACCTAGGGGGCGTTGTTGTTGCGCAACGGCTGTTGTGCCTCTACGCAACCGCACGACTTTGTCGTTGAAACGACGTTTCGGCGACAATTGAGGCACTTATGCACAGGTTATCCACAGCATTTGCGTCGCGATTGTCACCAGCGGTCAGGTTCGGCGACAAAGCGGCAGCCCTCAACAGCAAGGACCCGCAATGAACACCGCCAACATGCCCAGCAAAGAGATCCCCTCGACCGTCAACGTCCCGCTGCCCGGCACCGGCACGAAGACCCCGCCGCCCCAGTCGGGCGGCATCAAGTCGACGCCGCAGGGTTTCAACAGCGGCTTGATCCCGTCCAAGGTCTGACGATGGCTAGCCGCCGTGCTCTGGCCGCGGAGCCAGAAGGTCCAGGAGAAGACCACACTGCAGTGCCCCGCGCAGAGGGTGCGCAGCTGACGGGCGGCGACGTGACGCCGGTGCGGCTGAACCCCATTCCGCTGGCCGTCGAGGTGCGCCCCGTGACGCCGCTGCGCCAGGGTGAGACGTACCACCAGCGGCTCGATGCGTTCGGCGTCGACGAGGTGGGGGAGCTGATCACCGGCGGCAACTACCTGTCCCAGGTGGCCGAGGCCGCCGACGTGACGCCGGGCAGCCTGCTGCAGTGGATCGCCAAAGACCCGGAGCGCAATCGCACCATTGCCGAGGCGCGACGCATGTCCGCGCAGCTGTTCGACGAGCAGGGCGTGCATGTGGTGCGCAACGCCAGCAGCTGGTTTCAGCTCGAGCAGGCCAAGCAGCTGGCGCAGCACTTCCGCTGGCGGGCGTCGAAGATTGACGTGCAGGGCTACGGCGAGAAGCAATCTATCGACATGCACGTCAAGCCGCTGCCCATGGAAGAGGTCGACGCCAAGCTGAAGGAGCTTGCGGGCTTCTGGGCTCAGGTGGCGCCGACCCAGCCAGCCCTGCAACTGCCGCGGCACGCCATGGAAGACGTGACGGATGTCGACGACATCAGCGGACTTGACGAGGTGCTGCGATGAACTACGGCGAGATCAAGGACGACTTGAACGTGCAGCCCGGGCTCACGCTGCAGATCGTGGTCGGCGATGAGGTGGTCGAATGGCGTGTGGATCACGTCAGCCCCGACAAGGCGAGGATCCGTGCCACGGAGATCCGAGGCCGGGGCCACTGGATCAAGCCGGCCCGCGTGGTCGCCGTCGACCTGATCGAGGCGACGCTGCGCATCAGCGGTGTGCCCAGCGCGATGCAGCTGCAGCTGCTGGCGGTGCTGTGATGCGGCGCCGCTCGCTCCTGTTCGCTGGCGTGGCCGCCGGTGCGCTGGCTGCTGCTCCTGTCGCAGCGTTCAGCATCCCCGCCGCAGCGCTGCCCAGGTGGGTGCCCTTCGACAGCGGGCCGAAGACATTGCGTACCGGCGACACGATCATCGTGACGTACCGCAGGATCGGTGGGCGGGTGCTGCGCCACAAGCACGAAGCCACGCGTCCGGCGGTCTATCTCGGGGCGTTCGTCGATCAGCACGATCGCGTGGTGCTGGTGGAGAAGCCGCGATGCTCCGCCTCGTGCTGATCGAGCGCACCGGGCTTCACACGGTGTTTGAGTGCATCCGTCGCGGCGCGGCGGTGACGCGGCGTGTCGTCGGCCAGTACACCGCGCAGCACCCGCCGACGCCAGAAGAGGTGGAGTCCATTCGCACCGCACCAGAGGAACCGACGCCATGAGCATCAACTGCACCTGGGTTCACTGCCTGGAGAACGCCACGCAGCCGCAACGTGGCAAGGATGGCAGCATCTGGGCCAACCTCTGCAGCCACCACGAGCACGAGCTGGCCCAGATGCTGGGCACCGGCGAGGCGCCGAGCATGTGCCGCGCCTGGGTGCTGGCCCAGGGTGGCAGCGAGAAGGTGGCCGAGCGCATGAGTCCGTCACGCGAGGTGCTGGCCCGCGTGCTTGGCAAGGCACTGGGGGGCATCTGATGGCGCTGCTTGTGGGTCTACCACTGGAGCTGACGCCCGAGGTGATCGCCAGGATGACGCCCCAGGCGAAGCGCGAGATGCTGCAGCTGCTGGAGCAGAAGAAGCGGCACCACGAACAGACGCTGCTGCTGCGCTACTGCCCGTACTGCAAGCAGCGCGCCTTCCATGACGCCGGTGCGCAGTGGCGCGAGCGCTGCTTCATGGCGGCCAACCAGATCGGCAAGACTTGGGCGTCAGCCATGGAGGTGGCCTACCACGCAACGGGCCTGTATCCCGACGATTGGAAGGGGCGGCGCTTCACCACGGCGACGAATGGCTGGGTCGCTGGCGTGACCGGACTGGCGGTGCGCGACACCATGCAACGGCTGATGCTGGGGCGTGTCGGCCAGTTCGGCACCGGCAGCATCCCGGGGCACCTGCTGCTCGGCACCACGGCGGCACGCGGCACCGCCGATCTCGTCGACACCATCACCGTGCGACACAAAGGCGGCGGCGAGTCAACGATCGCGCTGAAGAGCTACGAGCAGGGCCGGGAGAAGTTCCAAGGCGAGACGCTGCACTACGTGGCCCTGGACGAAGAGCCGCCGCTCGACATCTACACCGAGTGCTTGACGCGGACGAACGCCACCGGCGGCATCGTCTGGCTGACGTTCACGCCGCTGTTGGGCATGTCCGACGTGGTGAAGCGCTTCATCATCGACAAGCCGCCCGGCACGCACACCGTCAACGCGACGATCGAGGACGCCGAGCACTACACGCCGGAGCAGCGCGAGGCGATCATCGCCAGCTACCCGGAGCACGAGAAGGACGCCCGGGTCAAGGGCATCCCGATCCTCGGCAGCGGGCGCGTGTTCCCCGTCGTCGAGGCGACGATCAAGTGCGAGCCGTTCCGCATCCCGATGTACTGGCCGCGCATCCGCGGGCACGACTTCGGCTGGGATCACCCGGCGGCCAGCGCCAGCATCGCGCTGGACCCCGACACCGACATCGCCTACGTCTACAGCAGCTGGCGGGCTCGCAACGAATCGGTGCCGATGCAGGCGATGAAGCTGACCAGCGCCGCGGACAGCTGGGTGCCGGTGGCGTGGCCACACGACGGTCTGCAGCACGACAAGGGCAGCGGCGAGGAGCTGGCGCAGCAGTACCGGGCCTGCAAGGTGCCGATGCTGAAGGATCGCGCGACGCACCCGCCGCTCGAGGACGGCACGCCGGGCGGCAACGGGCTGGAGGCTGGCCTGTCGATGATGCTCGGCCGCATGCAGTCCTACCGGTTGAAGGTGTTCAGCAACCAGGAGGATTGGTTCGAGGAGTTCCGGCTGTACCACCGCAAGGACGGTCTCGTCGTGAAGCTGAACGACGACATCATGTCCGCCACCCGCTACGGCTTGATGATGCTGCGGCACGCCGTCAGCGAGCAGCAGGCCAACCCGCAATCCGTGGCGGTGCGGCAGTCCGTGATGAGAGTGAACGCCGGATTCGGTGTGCTGGATGCCACAGCTGGCTACTGAACAATGTTCAGGGCAGCACAAAGTGCTTGACACAATCCGCGCTCAATCGACGCGGCAACCGAAGGATCCACCATGGCCATGAACATGCAGACGAGCGATCCGGCAGCGGCCGGTGCCTCCCAGATGATGGGCGGCGCCGCACCGGCACAGCCGAATGCCGGCGGTCCGCAGCAGATCGTCCTGCAGGCAGTGGGCGACGGCACATGGTCGATCACGGTCGACGGTCAGCCAGGGCAGCAACCCATGCAGCCGCAGGAGGTATGCGATGCCGTGGAGGAGATGTTGGGCGCTGGTGAAGCGGGCGACGAGAACGAGACGACCGAGCCCAACGCCCAAGCTGCCTGGGACCAGGAGGCCGACAAGCGGCAGAAGGCCAGGGCCATGCAGGACAGCTACTGACAGGGGCAACGCTCGTGACGAGTACCTGTGGGCTCTCGTCGCGGCAGCCATCGCGATCAACGAAGCGCTGAAGAAGCTGCTTCAACTCATATCCGAACCGGAGAACCTGATGAAACGACTACTTGCCATCATGCTTGCCCTGCTGACCGGCTGTGCGGCCCTGCCCGAGATGGCGGTCAACGGCGCCGCCGTCAGCGGCGCGACGCGCCCGGCGGTGCCGCGCGACTTCAACGCCGTGTACCTCGGCGCGCAGAAGACCATCGCCGCGATCGCCAACGGCGCGGCCACGCTGCGCACCGCCGGGCGCCTGAGCGACGAGGACCGCGACAACGTGGTCAAGGTGCTGGTCGACGCCGAGTCGGGCCTGCAGCTGGCCAAGACCCTGCGCACCGCCGATCCGGTGGCCGGCATGTCCAAGCTGGACGCCTCCGTGGCGATCCTCACCGCACTGCAGAACTACCTGCTGACCAAGGAGCTGAAGAAATGAACGAGAACACCGCCGCACTGCTGGTGCTGTCGCTGCAGGCCCTGCAACAGGCCCAGGCGTATCAGAAGGTCGTGACGCAGGCCGCCCTCGAAGGGCGCGGCGTCACTGACGAGGAACGCAACGCTGCCGAGGCGGAAGCCCTGGCCGCCATCGACAACCTGAAGAAGGCCTGACCATGAGCTACAGCTTCGGAGTCACCGTCCCCACCAAGGCCGCCGCCAAGGAAGAGATCGTCCGCAAGATGGACGCCGTGGTCGGCCAGCAGCCCGCGCACGAGGCCGACGCCAAGCAAGTCCTGGCCAACGCCAACGCGGCGATCGATCTGCTGCAGGACGACCCGGCACGCGACGTGAGCGTGTCGATGTCCGGCTACGTCAGCGGCACCTGGGACGGCAACGAGCTGGTGAAGCTGTCCGGGGTGTCGATCAGCGTCACCGCTTCGCTGGCCACACGTCCGGTCTGAGCTGACCCATGGCCCGCATCGCGCAGCGCTCCCGCACCATCCGGGGTCCGAAGGCCCCGGCGGGGCAGGGGCTCGGCTACGTCGACCAGCAGGCCGCGCAGGAGCTGCAGGACGCAGCCAAGATGCGCGAGGTGGAGCGCCTGCAGCAGTTCGGCTCCGGGCTGGCGACGATGCGGGATGCGTGGATCCGGGCCCGCTACACACAGGGGCATGACAAGCGCTGGATCGAGGACCTGGACCAGTACCATTCCAAGGACCCCGCCAGCCGCGCCGCCGCGCAGATGATGGAGGCGGTGGAGCAGGGCTTCCCGGTGACGAGCAAGGGCGCCGCGCCGACGCGCAGCACCGTGTTCATCGGACTCACGCGGATGAAGACCAACGCCGCCGAGGCGCGGCTGGCGGACATCCTGCTGCCCACGGATGACCGGAACTGGGGCATCAAGCCCACGCCGAACCCGATGCTGTCCAAGCAGCTGAAGAGCGACGGGCCGGCGATCGACCCGCGCACCGGACAGCCTTTCCCGCCGGGCCAGGAACCCGTGGACAAGGAGACCGGGCAGCCGCTGAAGCAGAAGGACATCGCGCG